GTGTCGCCGGTGGTAAAGCCGGAGCCGGTGATATAGTCGGTATAATTGCCGCTCTGGTTCAGGCCCTTAAGCTGGCCGCTTCCGGTGCCCCTGACCAGCTGATAGTCAATGACCTTGTTCAGCTGATAGGTCATGTCATCATTGATAAATGACACGATGTTGGCATCATCGGCTATCATCTGCTCTGTCATTTTTGTCCAGTGCGCGATGGTCTTAATTGTGCCAGTCTGGATGCTTCCGGTGTAGTTGCTCTCGGGCTTTGCGGCGCCTTCCGCAACGATGGCCGGGCCGGTGGCGGTCTCGGTGGTGGCAAAGCCATACTTGACGTACTGATACGCATTTCCGCCGACGGTTAATCTGCCGAAGAGCCGCTCAATATTCAAAATCTGGCGGGGGTCGGTTACAAGGCCCAGTTCGGTCGGAGCGGCGAGGCTGGTACGGCTGGCGCTGTTGCTGGCCTGGGTGGTTTCCGGGGCGGCGGCGAGCTCGAGCCGGAAATTGGCGTGGCGGTTGCCGGCGATGGTGGGCTTGAAATTCTGGAAGGTCTTATCTGACACAAGGCGGGCGCCGAAGGTCTTCGGGGCGAAGGTCTTTACAAGCTCCTCGCGGCCGGCGGCGGCCTGCTGGAGGGCAGAAAGCTCTTTCTCCATGGCGGCGATCCTCTCATTGGTTGCGGCGGTTTTTTCTGATACCAGCCCGGAAAGCTTTTCGATGCTGGCGTTAAGGTCGGCCTCATTGACGGCCGGGGTTGCATTTTCGCTCATTGCAAACGCTCCATAATGTTATCAAGTTTCGCCTTAATTGCTGCCAGCTGTGCGTCCCGCGCATCCCGCCGGGCTTTTTCAGCTATATCGCGCTGGATTACAGCCCGGGTTGCGGCGATGAACGCCCCGGCCTGCGTCTTGGAAAAATCTGCATCCCGCAGAATTTTCTCAATATCTCTTATCGTCTGGATGTTTTCGATGTCCGAGGATTTCACGGCATCCACCCGGGCTGAATTGTCCGCCGGGAAGGTGCAAAGGCTGATCTCCCTCATATCGCTGACTTTGCTGATATCGTACCCGCTCCAGAAGTCATCCGGATCTTTTTGCGCATATCCGCCTTGTTCCATCTCGATGGATACCGACAGGCCGTCGATTCTGCCGGCCTTCATGGCATGATAAATGTCCCGGGCGGCCGGGATGGTCAGATCCAGCTGGCCCTTAACATAGAGCCCGTCTTCCCTGCCCTCCATCTCGAGCCAGTCCCCGACGGGAAGCTCCCAGGTGCGGTGATTAAAAAACATTTTCGGCATTTTGCCGCTGGAAAGGATAGCCTCATACGCCCCGGGGAGGATGGTGTCCCCGTAACTGTCAATTCCGTTGTACTTGCTGGCGTACCCGGAGAAGGTTCCGGCGTCGTCGTTGGAAACTTTGAAAAATGCTTTTTGCCAGATTTCCGCGCTCATGCTTTCCCCCTGCTATTGCTTCACCGGCTGCGATGTCAGCGGTGTTTGCGGCGTTTGCGTTGCGTCGCTCTCCCCCAGCTTATCAACCGGGTATAAATTATTTTGCGCGGTGAGCTGATCCGCGCCGTCCATGCGCTCCAGCCCGTCTTCCCGCCGGAGCTCGTTTCTTGTCCGGAGGCCGTTTTGAGCGTAACTGGTTTGCATCTGGATCTTGGTTGTATCGCTCATGCGTTTGAGTACCGATGTCCGGAACTTTAACCGGATTTTATCATTTTTTATCAGGCCGCGGGTGAGAACTTGCTCTAGTTCCGTGCACATTGGCATTATAACCGTCTCATAAAAATAATTTGACAGGTCTACAAGTTCGGAGGCTTCCCCGGTTAATAATCCGTACGGGATGCCGAACCACCGGGCAAATTCCCGGACGATAAATTCCCGGGTCTGCAAAAGCTGCGTATCTACCGGGCTCATGCCTAGCTGTTGGAATTTAAAGCCCTGGGGCAATAATGGCACGCCGAGGTCGGCATTTTTCATTTCGCTGAATGCCGCAATAAAATCCCGCATCTGGGTCTTATTCAAAATCGGGCTTTCGCTGCTTAAAATGCCGTTCATTTTCCCCTTGTTCCGGAAGAGGTCAATGCTGGCATTCTGGGCGCTGGCGGCTTCGGTCAGCGTCGTCCCGGCAAAATGGATCATGCTCATGCCGACGAGGTTGTTGCCGATCCCTTTCCAATGCATCACGTCCGCCGGGGTGTAGGTTATTTGCTCCCCGGTTTCCGACAGGTATATATAGCGTACCCCGTCGGCGGTATTCTCAACCCGTACCTGCCCCGGCGGCAGCGGGGTTAATGCTGCGATATAGTCCGCCCCCCGGGCACGCTCCATCCTGATAAAGGCATTGCCTTCCGTGAGATAGTCTACGGTGATGCGTTTTAAAAAATCGGCCGGGGTTTGTGATGCGTTGGGGCTGACGTTGAGGAGCCGGTATAGCCGCCCGGATTCGTCCCGGCGGGTGTTTCCGTCCCGGTCGATTACCTCCAGAACGTCTATCGGGAGGCAGCTCATGCTTCGGGTTATCTTGTTTACGCATTCCCATACCGCCGGGATTTGGAGGGCGCTCTGGATGGTTACCGGGGCGGTATGCTCTGCAATGGGGGCGTACGGCTCCCGCCGCTGCGTCCCCCGGTATGTGCCAAAAAGTCCGGTTATCCATGACCACATATCCCGCCCCCTGCTATATCCTGACCGAGCCCCAGTCTAATTCGATGCTGCCCGCATCGTCATTATAATTGTTTTCCACGTCTAGTTGTATGATCTGATTCACGGCCATTATGCAGGCCACCGCCCCGTCTATCTTGTTTTCCTTTTTTTCCTTCCGGGGGTATACGTTTTCTTTTGCGTCTTCATGGCAGACCACATTGCTGAACATCCAATGGGTCACCGGGTTATCCTCGATATGTACCCGGCCCGCATATATCAGCGCTTGTAATTGCTTCATCGGCTCTGAAAAATTTTTCAGGGTCTGGGGGACTTCCGTCATCGGCGCCCCCTCCTGCAGAAGATTTTGGCTCATTTGTGTGGCCTGCATCGGGTCATATGCAACCGATAAGGTCTCATATTCCGGAACCTCCCGCCTGATTACATCCTCCAAGGCGTTTAGGTCGGTTACGTCCCCGCCCGTCGCCTGGAGGAAGCCCGCCCGTCGCCAGCCGTCGTATTCCGGGTTATCGCTGTTGTTAATGGCGGCTTCCGGAAGATAATAATCGGCAAAAAAATAATAGTGCATCTCCCCGGATTCCGGATCCCGCCGCCAGAATGTCCGGATGATGGCGGATATGTCCAACTTGCTGGCAAGGTCTACGGCAAATATGCAATACTCCCCCCGGAAGTCTCCCCGTTTAATTTCCGGGGAAATACATTTCCGGTATCGTTCCATGTCCATCCAGGCGCTGTCGCTGTTGACCCATATGTCTAAATACTTGGTCAAAAAATTCTTTTGCGCCGAGGTGTTTATTTTTGCGCTTTTCTGCGCCGAAAGGGCCGTGTCCGGCTTTACGCTGATGCCCCAGTTCGGATTCGCTTTTTTGAGGGCGTCTTCCGTCTGCCAGTCGTCCCCGGCGTCGATTGTGTAAATGATGCCAAAATAGCTATCGTCGGTTATTGATTGATCGAGAATATGGGCTATCGTCCGCCGCTGCTCCATGCAGATTCCGTCCAGAATGAAGCCGGCGGTGGTGATGCTGATGATCAGGGGCTGCGCCCGTTTCGTGATTGATGATTCCACCACGTCAAATACGTATCGGGTTTTGTGGGCGTGTAATTCGTCAATGATGCCCCCGTGCGTGTTGAGGCCGTCGAGGGTGTCGGCGTCGGATGATTTAGCCAAAAATTTTGAATTTGTTCCGATGACCACGATGCTATGCGCCAGCGGGGTTACCCCGTACGCCTCCCGGAAGTCCCTGTTGCCCCGGGCCATTGCAAGGGCATCCGCAAAAACTATGCGGGCCTGATCCTTGGTGGTTGCAAAACTGTATATGTCGGCGCCCTTTTCCCCGTCCGCCGTCAGGAGATAAAGCCCTACGCCGGAGAGCATGGTGCTTTTTCCGTTCCCCCGGGGAACCTCGATATAGCATTTGCGGAACCGCCGCTTTCCGGTTTTCCTGTCGATCCAGCCAAAAATTGTGGTTAGTATGAATACCTGCCAAGGCTCCAGGTGGATGGTCTCCCCGGCCTTTTCCCCTTTGACGTGGGTCAGGCATTCGATGAACCGGCAGATCCTGTTGGCCGCCTGCCGGGAAAAAACATACCTCCATTTCCCGGTTTTGGCTTTTTCTAAGTCCCGCCGCTGCCGCTCGCAAGCCTGCCTTACGAACCGGCAGGCCGGTATCCTTCCGGAAAGAACCCCCTCAATATAGCGGGCCGCCTTCCGGGTGTAGTCTGTCTGTGCTGTCATTATTTTAGGTCTGCAAATTTATTGCCGCTGCCGCCGGATTCCGGGCGTTTCCCGAAGCTCACGACCTTGCTCCGGCTGGCCGGCGTGAAGCCGAGGTCGCTTTGTAGCCCCCGGAGGAGGCTTATGGTGGCGTTTAGTTTGGCAAGGAGCGGCGATGCTATGAGCTCCCCGTCCGCCGTTTCCTGCAGCGTCCCGTCCCGCTTAATGCCGGCGGATATGGTCAGGAATTGGTCATACACCACGGCCCATTCTGAAAATATGCCGAAGTCTAGTGTGGACAGCATCCCCTCCGGCGCCTGGGATAATGCAAATATCCAGATTTCCTTGGCGCTGTCGGTCAAATATTCCGGCGGCGTCATGGCCTTCAGGTCATTCGGCGGCATTGGTTCCGCCGGATTCGTCCGGCATTTCTGCAGCGTCCCCTGCAATTTTTTGACCGCCGTCGGTTTCCGGGGTCTCCCTCCCATTTTCTCCCCCGTTTAAAAAATAGCCCTATTGGCTCCATTTTGCACGCATTTATGTGGTGG